ATTTTTATTGATTATAATTAAATTATTTTAGTCATTCCACTCATGAGCCGGTGAACAACAACCAAAGTTCAGCCATTCCGTATACGAGGTTACGATCAATTGCTATATGCGGTCCCTGCCATTCCACTCATGACCCGTAAAACATTATAATTGACTGCGAAAATCAACACCTTATTGTCTGTGTCAGAGAACACGTCACAATACTTGTTGTTGGCGAATTCGGAGAACCAGAGATTGAGTTGAGAAGTATCAATACGTGAGAAATTGCAAGTGCTCGAAGGTTGATGTTCTTCAGGGTTCAAAGCAAATGAGAATTGATTAACACCATCAACAGGGATATTCTTATCGTGCATGTAAGCTTCAACTGTATCGTGCCATGTTCCGCTTCTCTTGGTCTGACGATCTTGTCCGTTGAGTTGGAGTTGAACGTCACTGACTGGGTTAATGGTTCCGTCAATCAAAAGACCATAGTTGTTGTGTTGCCAGACGATAACGTCGAATCTCTTGATGTATTCAACACGGTTATCTTCGTCGAACTTGTCAACTGGAATAGATAAATCGGTAATAGTTAAATCATTGCGAGTGATCTTTTCGACTTCAGGATAAGTGAGGTTGTCATTATCGAAATCAGTGTAAATACGAATGACACCTTCAACTTTATCGCGGAGATCACAATCCTTGTTTCTCTTGAGGAGAGGGACGTTGTGAGATAGGCGACCAATGAGACTGGATCCGTCGAATTTCTCAGCGGTGCAAGAATCATTGAAAACATATTTGGGTTCCTCGGAGGGATCAGCAGGGTTAATGCCGACGTATTCGACACCACCGTCACCCATATAGCAATCATCATTTGAGTCAATAGCGACTTCATTGAAATAACCGAACTCGTCGAGATCATATTGAGACAAGAGGAGGAGTTTAGCTGCATTTTGACGTGCGCACTCCCAATCGTTGTGATCGTAGATCATGAATTTACCACCTTGATAGTTACCTAATTTGGTGACCCAATAAACAGCCTTTACAGGGTGATTAAAATTGAGCTTGTATTTAGCTGAATTGCTATTTCCAATAGATTCTTCACCAGTGAATTGTAATTGTTCAATCAAGTATTCGTGAGAAACTTGAGCGAAACGACGACGTTCTTCAGTATCTAAATAAACATAGTTAACATAGAGAGAAGCATCATCAAGTTCGAAAGTCTCAGCTCCAGACTTGAAAGCTTCGCTAGCAACGTAGCATTGGTCAGCAGGACGGAATTTAACGTAGATCTTAACTTGATGGTATTGGAGAGCAATCAAAGGGAGAGCTAAACCATTGTTACGATTGAAATAGAATTGGAGGGGAACATAGAGAGAATAAGATGGTTTTAACAAAGTATTCTCGGGAACGTCCCAGCTCAAAGTAGAGATGGATGTGAGTTCGGGCACATCACCGATCATTTTAGCATAACCGTATTCGTGTCCAGATTCGTGAGATAATTCGTACCAGATATTGAGCCAATCGCCATATTGTTTGTCGATTTGAGAACCACCGATTTCGAGTTCGGTTTCGTCAACAATAGCGTGTCCAATGCGTCGAACCCATGCGAATTCAACATGACCGAAACGGGTGAAGTCACCAGTGAAGCGAACTTCAGGGAGAATGACTTTCAAGAAAATTTGTGTAATGAGATCTCCATTACGAGAGATTTCGGAAGTGCTCTTACGAGCAAAGTTGGTAGTTCCGCTGAAATATTGTTCAATAGATTCCACAGCGAAATTTGTATGTCTTCGATAGACAACTTTGAAAAAGGTAATTTGCGGATTTCCTGTCAAGTACACGTCTTGCAACGCTCGATTGAAATATACGATCTTTTTATCGCAGATTTTCGAATCGATATTGTCCATTGAGTTTCCTCAACGGCTGGAATACATCTTATGCGGTTATCACAGTTTGCTAGACCATGCGAATAAAAATTCAAACCGCCCATTAGCATATACTCTCTACGCATTATCCATGCCTCTTGCATAACGAGGTGTAGGACTTAGTTCGATGCTTGCCCAATCCATTGGCTTTTTACCGTACCGTGGTTTGGATATCCACGCCACTAACAAGTTTCCCTGTTAGCTTGGTACCAAATGGCTCCATCCAATAATTAAATTGAATGTTCAAAACGATATAAACAAATGTGATATATGTAATATCATTCCGATAAGGGGATTGCCCGAGTTTGGAAATGTCGCCGGTTGTCCAAAATTATAATCCGATTAATTTTGGTCCGACTAGCGGGTTATATATTCTCAATCATAGAGAATTCTGACACTTACAAGCCTTTTCTATAATAGTGTTATTTCCTCTTTCGAGGAAATACGTCAGAAACTATTATAGGCTCCCACTGTTGATGCCCAAGACGAAAATTCATAAAGCACCGTAGGCAACGAGTTGTATCAATCCAGACGCCGTTTTTGTTATATA